TCACACCCCGTCAGGAAAACCGAAACGCCCCACGATCCGCCGCGCCCAAGGGGCCGACAGCGGGCTTTCCACCACGCCATGTCCCGTATAGGCGTGGATGAACGTCTCTCCACCCGCACCAAGGGCCGATATGCCGAGATGCTTTGCCACCGCGCCCTCGCGCATCCGGAACAGAAGCACCTGCCCCGGACCTGCTGACCCGGGACCGACCGGCACCATCCAGCGTTGCGCCGCCGCCATCAGATCCTCGCGCCGCGCGGCTTCGGACCAGTCGGCGGTGTAGGGTGGCACCGTCTCGGGTTCGGCCCCCAGCACCTCGCGCCAGACCCCGCGCAGCAGCCCCAGACAATCCGTCCCCGCGCCGCGGCAACTGGCCTGATGCCGGTAGGGTGTGCCGATCCAGTTCCGCGCCGCCTCCACGATCCGCGCCGCTTGCGCCGTCATCCCCGCACCTCGCGGGCAGGGGCGGCGGTGATCCAGTCCTCGCCCGGAACATGCGGAAACCCGCGAAAATTCTGGAAGTTGGAAAACTTCGCGCGGCACGTCTCCGCCCGACGGTCACAGCCCGCCAGCAGCCGCACGCGATCCCCGGCCAAAGGCGCCACACCCGGAGCGTGCCACAATTCCACCAGCAGGTGCCCCGCCTCCTGCCGCTCGGCCTTCACGGTGCCGCTTATCCCTGCCGCAGCGCCATCCAGAAACCGTGCCACCCCCCGTTCGAACCATCCCGGCTCGAACCCTGACGGAGGCAGCACAAGGATGCGCCCCTCGCGCACCCCGACCAGCACCAGATCCGCCGACCATTCCGGCGCCTCCAGCGGCACCCCGCAGCGGGCATCCCCCGCCACGGCGTCACAGGCCGACTGGATCACCCGCCCCATCGGACGGTTCAGCGCCTCGGTCAGGCCGCGCAGCTCCGCGCGGAACGCACCGCCCTCCTGCACGACTTCGCCCAGCGTCCCGCGGAACCGCAGGTCGCGCCGCTCCACCCCGGACCAGTCCACCAGCCACAGCCGCACCTCCGCCCCGTCAAAGCGCCCCGCGCGGATGTCCTCTTCGCGGATGCCGGCATCCGACAGCGCCCCCGACGCCTCGGCGTTGTCCACAGCCAGACCCGCCACCTGCTGCAACGCCCGCGCAGTCAGCCCCGTGCCCGCGCGGAACACGACGCCCCCGAACGCCAGATCGCGGTCATGGTCCGTGAACCCCATCACCACACCATCGCGCCGCGTCACCGCCCATGCGTGACAGACCGTCGTGATCCCCCCCGCCAGATGTTCGTACAGCGTCACAGCCGCACCTCCACCACAGGAACCGAAGGCACCTCGCCCGCCTGAAACGACGCGACCGACACCGCGATCCGGTCCGCGTCGAACCGCACCGGCACGTCGAACTCGAACCCCGCCGTCACCACGACGCCGATGTCGGGCGGCAGCACGAAACTCACCGTACCCGCCGCAGCATCCAGCGTATAATCCACCCCTTCCCGCGCCGGATCGCCCGACAGCGCCACCGCCACCGTCCCCGCCACCGGTTTCAGGATCGGCCGCGCAAAGGCATTGCCTGTCGGGTCATAGGTCTTGACCAGCGGGAACACCGTCCGCACCGCATCCCCCGTCCCGATCACCTGATCCAGCGCAGACACCTTGCCGGATGGACGGCAGGACTTGTAATCCGCCCAGTCCTTCCACCGGAACCCGTACAACTGCCCGCGCCGCGCCTCGAAGAAGTCCAGCAGCGCCGCCACATCGTCCAGCGACCGCAACCCCAGCCCCGCATCATAGCGCCGCCGCGACTGCGCCCATGGCGCGTTGCGCTCCTCGAACCCGTTGGCCAGCGTGACGATCTCGGTCCGCCGCTCCGGCCCGCCGACCGACCCGAAACTCAGGTTCGCCGGAAACCGCACCTCGTGAAATCCCATCGCCCCGCCCTCACCTGTTCCGCTGTCCGCGCGCCAGCGCCCGCCCCGCCTGCGCCGCGATCTGGCTCTGGCTGCGCTGGAACCCCGCCACATCGGGCGTGGTGATGTTCATGACCACCGTCACCGGCCGCCCGCCGCCGCCCGCCTGCACGCCCAGCCGCCCGTCCGCCCCCCGCGCCAAGGGCAAAATCGCCTCCGGCCCTGCCTCGCCCATCAGCCCCACCCCGCCCCGCATCGGAAAATGCGCAGGCGACGACACGATCCCGCCTTGCGCAAAGGGCATCACGCGCCCCTGCGAAAACGCCCCGCCCTTGGCAAAGGGCAGCACGCCCGAGAAGAACCCGTTGATCCCCTCGGCCAGCGCCCCGCCAAGCGCACCCTGCACCGGCCGCATCGCCGCCGAATAGACCGAACTCGCCATCGACTGCGCCAACCCCCTCAGCGCGTCCGACAGGCGCATCCCGTCGAACGCCACCCCGTCAAAGGCCCGCCGCAGCCCGTTGCCCAGCGAAGACGACAGCCCCGTCACCTCGCGCCCCGTGAACAGCATCGTCTGCGACAGCCGCGCCAGTTCGGCCCCGAAGGCCGCAGCCACCGGTGCCGCCCCCTCCAGCCGCGCCTCCAGCCCTGCCAGATCGTCCCGCTCCATCCACCCCTCCATCCGGAAAAGCCGCCGCCAGTTCCTCCAGCCGCGCGCGCGACAGGGGCGGCACCGCCGCCCCGATCCCCAGCATCAGACGCAACTCCGCAGGCGTCAGCGCCCAGAACTCCGCAGGCCGCAGCCGCAGACCCCCGATCCCCGCCTGCATCAGCCCCGCCCAGTCGATCATCCGCCCTCTCCGGGCATGGCAAAGGCCCGCGCCAGCAACTCCGCCGCCGCCCGCGCCGCGCCTACGGGGCCCCCGCCGATCTCCACCGAAAGCAGATCTCCCGCCCGCCCCTGCCAGCCGCCGCCCCGCAGACCGGCCACCAGCAGCGCCAGCACATCGCGGCTGGAGAACCGCCCCGCCTCGAACCGCGCCACCAGATCGACCAGCGACCCCTCGCCCAAGGCCGCCTCCAGCTCCGCCAGGGCGCCCAGCGTCAGCTTGGCCACATGCGGGCGCCCGTCCAGCAGGACCTCCACCTCCCCCGCAAACGGGTTCGCCATCACAGCGCCGTAAAGGCCAGCGCACCGGCCGATGCCAGCGTCAGTTCATAGGTCGCCTCGCCGTTGAAACTGCCTGCATATTCGATCGCGGTGATCTGGAACGGCCCTTCCACCACCCCGAAGTCGGGGATGATCACCTGAAACGCGGGCATCTCGCCGTCAAAGAAGATCTGCCGCGCCCGCTCGTCCGTCCCCGCGTCGCGGAACACCCCCGCCCCGCTGACCTGCGCCGACCGCACGCCTGCGCCCGCCAGCAACTCGCGCCAGCCCCCCGCGCTGTCCAGCGACGTCACATCCACCGTCTCGGCGTTGAAGCTGATGCGCGTCGCCCGCAGCCCCGCCACCGTCTCGAACTGCCCGTCGCCGGTCAGGTCCACCTTCAGAAGCAAATCCTTGCCGCTCTGCACCGCCATCACACGCTCCTCACGCCTCTACCCTGATCCGGAAGGTCAGATCGACCCGCCGCTCCGCCCCGTCCTTCGACCGCACGGCCTTCGCCCGCTGGAACCACACGCCCACCACGCGACCGGCACCCGCCAGCGCCAGCCCTTCCATCGCGTCGCAGACCGATGCCGCCACACCCTTCGCGGCGGCAAAGCCCGCCGCATCCGACCGCACGGAAATGTCCACCCGATGCTCTGCCCCCGCCCCGGTGGCGTCGGATGCATCGCGCACCTCCTCGGCCCCGATCATCACGAAGGTCCCCGCAGCACCCCCCGGCGGCACGGCATCGACCACCGCCACCCCCGCCAGCGCCGGATGCGCCATCAGAACGGAATGCACCGCCGCCTGCACGGCCCCTGCCAGCGCATAGCTCATGCCGCCACCTCCTCTGCCGCGCAGACAAGGTATCGCCCGCCCGCATCCGCCTCTGTCACCGCCAGCAGCCGGAACAGCCGCGCCCCGTCACGGAACCGCATCCCCGCCTCAGGCCGCATCAAATGCCCCTGCGGGACACCGCGCACCGTGATCCGCAGCGCCTGCACGGGAACCGCAGCCCCCAGCACCGCCCCCTCGCGCCCCGCACCGGGCAGCACCTCGGCCCAGACCGTCCCCAGCGCCTGCCAGACCTCGGCAAAGCCGCCCGCGCCGTCCCCCGTCCGCACCGCCGATTCCAGAACCAGCGCCCGCGTCAACCGCACCGCCCTCATCCTGCACCCCCGCCAAGGATGCGCACGGTCCGCCACCGCTCGATCAGCGCCTGCACCGCGACGGGCAGCCCCGCCACGCCGTCGCCCGCATCATGCCGCGCCTCGTAGTACTGCGCGGCCAACAGCATCACCGCCTGCCTCAGGTCCGCAGGCACCTCCGCCCAGACCGCACCGAAACCGGCGGCAAAGGCCACCTCGACCCGCCCCCCCGCAGGGATGGCGGGCAACGCCCCCGACACCGCCACCAGCTTCGGGCGATGCATGTCCCGCTCCAGCCGGAACCGCGCCGCCTCCAGCACGACCCGCGCCCCCGCGCCATCGACCAGCGCCACCTCCGTCACCGCCGACACCGGCGCGACGGGCAGGGGCTGCGCGCCCTCGCCCCGCCAATCCGCCAGCACCAGCCGGAACCCGCGCGCCAGCAGCGCCTTGCCGATCCGCCCCTCCACCGCCGCCACGGCAGCGCGCAGATAGCCCTCCAGCAGCGCCACCTGCGCCGCATCCCCCTGAAAGGCCATTCCCAGCCGCAGATGGTCGGCCAGCGCCGCCACCGGCAGCACCGCACCCGGCACCGCCCCCGTCTCTTCCAGCACCATCACCGAACCCCCGCAGGAAAAAGGGGCCGGACCCGAAGGCCCGACCCCGCACCGCTCACGACACCGCGAAACGCAGCAGCTTGATCGCCGCGTAATCGGTCACATCGCCGCCCACGCGCTTGGACGCATAGAACAGCACATGCGGCTTCGCGCTGAACGGATCGCGCAGGATGCGCAGGTCGGGGCGCTCCGCGATGGTGTAGCCCGCACGGAAATCGCCGAAGGCGATGGCATGGGCGCCTGCCGCGATATCCGGCATGTCCTCGCAGATCACGACCGCATAGCCCATCAGTCGCGCAGGCTCTCCCGCCGCCAGCCCGTCCGACCACAGGAAGCGTCCGTCCGCATCCTTCATCTTCCGCACGGCACCCGCCGTCTTGGAGTTCATCACAAAGGACGCGTTGGCGCGGTACTCCGCCCCCAGCGCATAGACCAGGCTGATGATGCAATCCGCCGGATTTGTCGCCGCGAAATCCGACGCCGCCCCCGATGCGACATAGCCCAGCGACCCCCAGGCCCAGGACGCATTCGCAACCTTCGGTACGGTCAGGAACCCGCGCGGCTTGTCCACCCCGTCGCCCGAAACGAATGCCGCCGACTCCGCCCGCAGGAAACGCGTCGCGATCTTGCCCGCAAGCCAGCCCTCCACGTCGAAGGCGCTGTCATCCAGCAACCGCTGGCTCGCCTTCGGCATTGCCGAAAGCTCGTGCAGCGCGATCGACACGCGCTCCAGCACCGGCGTTGCCGTCTCGACCGCCGCCCCCGTCTCGGTCGCCCAGCCCGACCCGACCTCGGACCTGTCCACCAGCACGTCGAAGGACGATGCCTCCACCTGCACCACCTGCGCGATGGCACGGATGGATGCGGTGGACACCAGCACCGACTTCACCGCCTCCGCCGTCTGCGGATCGACAAGGTAACCGCCATCCGCCGCCACGGCGGTGGTCATTGCCTTCCCCTCGGGCACGATGCCGCGCAAGCCGTCATCGTCGCCCGTCCGCAGATAGGCCGCAAAGGCCTTGCGATGCGGCGCACCCGTCTCCGCAGCCCCTGCAAGGGGCGGACGGCCATAGCCGCCCATCTTCCGTTCCAGCATCGCCACGCGCTCCTGCCCTTCCTTGACCAAACCCTTCACCTCGCCCTGAAAGCCCCTGACTTCGCTCACGAAATCCGCCAGCGCGGCCTTCACTTCCACAGCCGCATCCGCCCCGCCGGGGGCCTCCCCGCCAGTCATCCAGTCCATGCCATTCCCTCCGAAAGACGCTAACGCGCCGCCAACCCGGCCCGCGCCGCACGCAGCGCCGCCGCCAGTTCCCCCGCCGGCCCTGCCGGCATCCTCCGCTCGTCCGCACCCTTCACCGCCACCCGCGCCTGCGGCAGCATCGGAAAGGTGACAAGCGACACTTCCCACAACTCGACCTCGGCCAGCAGCCGACGCCCCTTCGCCCGCTCGGCCCTGACCGTCCGGTATCCGATGGACAACCCGTCAAGCGCACCCGCCGCCAGCAGCGCCGCCGCCTCGCGGCCACGCTCCAGCTCCGTCAGCAGCCGCCCCTTGACCCACAGCCCGCGCGCATCCTCGCGCACCTCGTCCCAGACGCCGATGGGCTGCGCGGGGTCATGCTGCCACAGCATCCGTACCCGCCCCCCCGCCGCCGCCATCCGCGCCAAAGAAGCGGCATAGGCGCCGGGCAGAACCACATCCCCCCCGCGATCGGCCACCCCGAACAACGAGGCGTACCCCTCCAGCCCTGTCCCGCTGACAGCCATCACGCCCGCAGCCCCCGTGAACTTCCGTTCCAGCATCCCTCACCTCACCAAAGCCGCGCTCACCAAAGCCTCCGCCCCCTGCGCCAGCAGGAAGGCCGCGACGCCGAAGACCATCACCCAGATCCGCCGCTCCAGCCGCTCCAGCGACGCCTCGATATGGCCAAGCCGGTAATCCAGCGCGGACCACCGCTCGTCGCTCACCCGCTCGTGCGCCTCGATCCGCGCCGTCGCTGCGTCGAAACTGTCGAACAGGAATCGCGACCCGCCATCCGCGCGGTTCATTCCACCTCCAGCGGCGGCAGGCCCAGCACACGCCGCTTCTCGGCCGCCGTCAGGAAATCCGCCCCCGCCACACGCGACCATGCCGCATCCCGCTCGGCCGCCAGCGCGTGGATCAGGTCCAGATCGGGCCGCATCTCCACCGCCTCGCCCAGATGGCCTGACAGCCAGTGCGACAGCGCCGCCAGAACCCGCGACGCCAGCGGCAGCACGGTCAACCGGTAGAAGGCACGGTTCGCCTCGGCATAGTTGGCATAGGTCGCATCACCGGGTATCCCCAGCAGCATGGGCGGCACGCCAAAGGCCGTGGCAATCTCCCGCGCCGCCGCTTCCTTTGTCTTCTGGAATTCCATGTCGCTGGGCGAAAACCCCATCGGCTTCCAGTCCAGCCCCCCTTCCAGCAGCATCGGCCGCCCCGCATTGCGCGCGCCCTGATGATGCGCCTCCATCTCGCCCACCAGCCGGTCATACTGGTCGGGCGTCAGCATCGACTGCCCGTCAGCCCCCTTGTAGACGATGGCCCCCGAAGGCCGTGCCGCATTGTCCAGCAACGCCTTCGACCATGCGGACGCGCTGTTGTGCACGTCGATCGCCACCGCCGCCGCCTGCAACGGCGAAAACCCGTAATGGTCATCCTGCGGATGGAAGCTGCGGATATGGCAGACCGGCTGCACCTCGCCCCCCATGGCAAAGCGATGCACCCGCCCCCCGACCGAATAGTCGAACGCCACGGGCCAGCCATCCGCCCCCGGCACCACCGCCATCCGGTCCGACCGCAGCACATGCAACTCGGCCGGCAGGGCCCCCTCGCCCGCCACCGCCTCCACATAGGCGTTCCCCGACAAGAGCAACTGCCCGAACACCGACTCCAGCAACTCCGCCCGCCCCTGCGCCGCATTGGGCCGCGCCATCAGCACGCCCAGCGGATGCGCCTCGTAGCGCCGCCCCGCATCCTGCACGACCACGGGCAAGGCCGCCGCCGCCTCGGCAATCAGCCGCACGGCACGGAACCCCACGGGATTTCCCATGAACCCCGTCCGCGTCAGGCTGCCCACATCGCGCGCCGACCACGCCGCCCGCCCCGCCATGCCCCAGACCGCCACGCGCCCCGCCGCGCTGGCCTTCCGCTCCGGCGCCTCCGCCACTGGGGCCTTCCTCAGAAACCGCAACACCATCCCACGCCCCCTCACCCGCACAAGCCAAAGCCGCGCGCCAAACCAGAACCCATCCAGAACGGAAACCGAACCTAAAGTGATCGCACCTGCGGCCGGCGCCACGCCGCCGCACGGTCGATCATCAACTCCGTCAACGCCCAGACCAGCGCATCCACACGGTCAGGCGACCCCTTCCCGACATAACCGCCCCGCGTCATCTGCCCCATCTGCGCCTCCAGCCGCGCCAGACCCGCCAGATGCGCCACGCGCCCCTGCTCGTACAGCGCCGCCACAGGCTCTGCCCGCACCGACTTGCCCTTGCTGGCGCGCACCAGAGTCAGCGGCAGAAACGCATCCTGTTGCCGGATCACCGCCGCCACCATGTCGCCGCCCATATTCGCCTCGGCCACCATCCGGTCCGCGCCATGCCGCCGGAAGGCATCGACGGCCACGGCGGCCCATTCCGCCGCCCCCCGCCCCTGCACCGACGCATCCTCCAGCACGACCGCCCGCCATTCCTGCGGCGGCCCCTCCAGCCGTGCGCCCACGACCACGATCCCGCATTCGTCGGCGCCCTCGCCCACACCCGCAGGCGGGTCCACCGCCACCACGACACGCGACAGCCCCGTGGCATCGCCACCCGCCGCCGCGGCAATCATGGCCTGCGTCCACAGCGCGCCTTCCGCATCCTCGACCAGCAGCCCCTCCAGCTCCTCCATCCCGCGCCGCGTGCCGCCATAGCGGGCTTCCATCTCGTGCAGGAAGGACGCCGCCAGATTGGCGCGGTTTGCGCCGGTAGGCGCATGGCTCACCACCGTCGACGGATGCTTCAGCACCGCCTTCAGACAGGCCACATTGCGCGGCGTCGTCGTCACCACCGCCTGCGGCATCGGCCCCAGCCGCAGCGCGAATTGCAGCATGTCCCACGTTTCCTGCGCCTTGGGCCACTTCGCCAGCTCGTCCGCCCAGGCCGCATCGAATTGCGGCCCCCGCAGGCTTTCGGGGTCATGCGCCGAAACGACCTGCGCCACCGCGCCATTGGGCCAGATCAGCCGCTTGCGCCCCGCCTCCCAGATCGGCCTGCGGTCCGGCGGCGCACAGGCAAGGATGCCGCTCTCGCCGAACACCATCACCTCGCGCACCTGGTCGACCGTCTCGCCCACCAGCGCCACGCGCCGCGCACGGCCCGGATCGGCGGGCCCCGCGCCCTCGACCTGCCCGCGCACCCATTCCGCCCCCGCCCGCGTCTTGCCCGCCCCGCGCCCGCCCATGATCACCCATGTCCGCCACGCGCCATCCGGCGCGATCTGGTGCGGCAACGCCCAGAACTCGAACAGCCACGGCAGCGCCAGAAAGGCCCCGTCGCCCAGCCCCGACAGGAACTCAGTCACCGCCTCCGGCGTCGCGGAGGCGAGCCAGACGGCGCCCGATCTCAGCCCGCGCAGCGTCGAGGTCGAGAGCACGCTCTCCGACGACACCGGCAGTTTCGTTGCGAAGCCTGTCAA